CATCGATGATAGGCGTGAGAACGAAGAAATGAGTTTTCCTATTATAACTGAGAACTTCTGGGAGGGAGTTACTTGGCCTGAAGGACACGCAAAAGCGGGCGAACCAATTGTATTAAGAGATTATCAAGTAGAAGTAATCAATCAGTTCATATCAGCACCACAATGTCTCCAAGAGATAGCCACGGGTGCTGGTAAGACGATTATGACTGCTACAATGAGTAAGATAGTAGAGAAGTACGGTAGGTCAATTATCATTGTACCAAACAAAGATTTGGTACGCCAGACAGAAGAAGATTACAGAAATTGTGGACTAGATGTTGGTGTATATTTCGGTGACAAAAAAGAAGAAGGAAAGACCCATACAATTTGTACATGGCAATCTCTTAATTCGTTACTGAAAAAGACTAAGAAAGGTGAAGCAAACATCCAAGAATTCATCGAAGGTGTATGTTGTGTTATTGTTGACGAAACTCACCAAGCAAAAGCAGATGTATTGAAAGATTTATTGACAAGTGTATTTGCTAATGTGCCTATTCGTTGGGGTCTAACAGGAACTATTCCTAAGAGTGATTGGGAATCTGCTAGTTTACGTAGTTCACTAGGTGAAGTAATAAACAAACTATCAGCAAAAGAATTACAGGACCAAGGTGTTCTAGCAAACTGTCATGTGAACATTGTACAGACACAAGAAACAGCAGTGTATTCCAATTATCAAAATGAAATGACATTTTTACTTGAAGACAAAAAGAGATTAGATTATGTTTCAAAAATGATTAAAGATATATCTGTTACAGGAAATACTCTTGTTCTCACAAATAGAATTAAAAACGGAGAAGCATTACAGGATTTAATACCAGAATCTGAATTCGTTCAAGGTTCAATGGCAGTTACAGACAGAAAAGATGCTTATAATGAAATAAATGAAGGCACGAATACAATCACAATTGCTACATATGGAGTAGCGGCAGTTGGTATTAATATTCCTCGTATCTTTAATTTAGTGCTATTAGAACCAGGCAAATCGTTTGTTAGAGTTATTCAATCGATTGGTCGTGGAGTTCGAATGGCAGAAGACAAAGACTTTGTACAGATATGGGATGTAACAAGTAGATGTAAATTTTCAAAAAGACATCTTACAGAACGTAAGAAATATTATAAAGAGGCTTCATACCCATTCACAATTGATAAGATTACATATTAAAGGATAATTATGAAAATATTAACACCAGATAACAAATGTTTTGAAATGAACAGTTTACCAGACGAAATTGATGATATTCGATATTGTGTAATGGATGTGACTGACAAAGACGACCCAGATTTCTTTTTTATTCCTTTAGTATTCATTGAAACATTCAGTGCGCCTAGTATGAGTGTTAGTATTGGCCCACATACGATTGAAATGCCAATAGACTGGAATATTATGATTGGTGAAGCAGACTTAGGATTGTGTGAATTTATTCCACTAACCAGTATCAATGAAAGAAAATTTGATACACTATTGACAAATCCATTAAAAGGGTTTACAATGGATTGGCAACCAATAAAAGTTAACAATGTATTTGCAGATGTGAAATGGTTCTTCCCTAAATTGAAGTACGGACACATTCTTGCGATACCATTAGAATATGGAGATAGTCCGAAATGTGCATATTTTGTAAAAGACTTAAATCGAATTCCAGACCAAATGAGCAGTTATGACTTCTTTTAAAAATCATAGAATTGTAATAGACTCATATGAGAAATCTAGTACTGCCTATGAATGGTGCGTAGAAAATATTCCGTGGTCAGATTGGGTAGTAGAAACTGGCAACAATGACGAGTCTTTCTATTTTGATTACGAAAAACATGCTCAGAACTTTTTGTTTGTATTTGGTGGAAGGTATTATAATGGCGGCTAAGTTACCACTATCTGATGTATTGAGTGCAATTGATAGAAGAGATTTCAATTGGTATGCAAATCTGGATGCTGAAAAGAAGAAAGCATGGAGTAGTTGGTTGTTTATACGCTATGCGAGTTCTACGAAAGGTAAAGATAGAGATGATTTATTACTCAATACGAATGAATTTGTAAACAAGCATTATGGAGATATCTATAAGCACGAAGAATTAGTTTGGAAGTTAATGTGTTTGACTGGAACAGGTAAGAAGCAGTACCACGAATGGATTAAAGCACCGAACTCTAAAATAAAGAAAGATGCTATTTCGCAATTTGTTTCAGAAACATATCCTACAATGAATGGTATTGAAGTTGAATTGTTTCTAAAAATGAACAATGTTTCAGATATGAAACAAATGGCAACTGATATGGGTATGTCTGACAAAGAAGTCAGTGAAATTTTTGACAAAAAGAAAGCAAAGAAAAAGAAAAGTAAATGAGTTTTGAATGTCAATATTGTTTAAAAAAGTTTAAGTCTGAAAGGACTATACTGGTTCACGTCTGTGAGCCTAAAAGACGATATATGAACAAAGACGAAAAATATTCTAGGTTAGCGTTCTATGCCTTCAATCGTTTTTATGAAATGACACAAGCAGTTGGCAAACCAATAGAGTTTGATACATTTGTAAAAAGTAAGTTCTATCTGGGATTTACTAAGTTTGGCAAACATATAATAAATATAAATGCAATAAATCCAGAAGAATATATTGACTTTGTTATACGAAATAGTGTAAAATTAGATAAATGGACATCTGATTCAGTTTATGAAACTTATATACAAGAATTGAATAGAAAAGAATCAGCCGACAGAGCAGTAGAACGAAGTATATTACTTATGCAGAAATGGGGCGAAGAATATGATAGACCATATAACAAATTTTTTAAAGAAGTCAGTAAACCATTGGCTATACATTATATCAAATCAGGACGCATTAGTCCTTGGGTTATTTTTAATAGTGATAATGGTGCTGAACTAATTGATAGTTTTTCTGACCACGAGTTGACTTTAATAAATGATTATTTAGAGCCAGCATTTTGGACAAGAAAATTTAATGCAAGAACAGAAGATGTTCAGTTTGTTAAGATGATATTAAAGAAGGCGGGAGTATAATGGCTACTAAAAAAGAAACATCACTAGTAGGAAGTTTAGTGATTCAGAAAGACCCAGAAACAGGTGAATTATATATAGAGTTACCAAAGAATACTTTGGCGAAGTTGGGTTGGACAGAAGACGATGATTTAGAGTGGATAGAAAATCCAGATGGAAGTTGGCAAGTAATCAAAAAGGAGAATAAGAAATGAATCCAGATGATTTAGACACAACATATAGTATTGATTATAATGATGTAACTGTGACATTAGATGACAATATATGGAATGATATGAATGACCCTAGGGACCAAGAAGCATTTAAATCAATAAATGACAGACTGTCAACTATTGAAAGTCGTTTAGGAATTCTTAAACCAGATACTGAGATGCTAGAGAAGTATGAAGTGTTACAGGATATTTACAAACAGTACAAGGCCGCAGAAGCACTGCTTTCTGGACCAGATGCGGAGATGTGCGAATGAAACATACTAGAAAATATACATGGGAAGGTATACAAGAAGCAGTCAATTCAATTGCTATGCAACTGTTTAAAGATGAATGGCGACCAGATTATATTGTAGGTATAACTCGTGGTGGATTAGTACCAGCAGTTCTACTTTCACATGCTACTGATATCCCAATGAAAACATTATGCGTTCAATTAGAATCAGATGGCTTAGAAGCGAATACTGAACGTAATGCTCAGATGGCTAGAGATGCATTAAAAAATAATAAAAAGATTTTAATCATTGACGATATCAATAGAGGCGGTGACGCAATCACTTGGATTATTGATGATTGGCAAGATGTAGTGGGTATGACAAATTATCATTCAGAATCGTGGCATTCAAACGTAAGATTTGCTTCACTAATTGATAATCCTAATTCAAAAGTTCCTATGGACTACTGTAACGAAGAAATTGATTTAGATGATGAAGAACTCTGGGTGGAGTTTCCGTGGGAGAGTTAATAAGAAGAAACCCACTTAGAACACAAGAACGTCTTATGAGACTTCGTAGAATTGTAGGTCCTGAGAAAAACCCTAAAAGACGTTTTGCTTCTGATTTTGATAATGATGAATATTTAAAATGGACTGCTATCTCTTCTGATAAGATAGATTATGAATTGAAGCCATTAGTAAGAGGTGCAGGTCGATTAGGAGAACTAGTTGACTGGTGTGACGATAATTGTAATGGAATATATGTTATAGGAAAAGCAGATAAGATATATTTTGAAGATGAAAATGATGCGGCAATGTTCGCTTTGGTATGGAAATGAATATAGTAAAAACTGATATTGATATTGATGTAGTAAGCAGAGATGATTTGCTTGTACATCTCAAGCATATTCCAGCAATTATAAAAAAGAAAGACGATACTTATGATAAACATAACAGCGGTGTATATCTTCAGCCTATTCCATTTGACCAACTTACCGGTCTTTCATCAATTGATTATAAAGAAGCGGAAGACAGAGGATATTTCAAGTTAGACTTTCTAAACAATTCTTTATATGAAGGTGTACGAGACGAAGAACATTTAGATAAACTAACAAACCAAGAACCAATATGGGACTTGTTACAGCACGAAGATGTTGTAAAAAATCTAGCACACGTTCATGCTCATATCAAAGTATTAAGGGTATTAAAACCTAAGAGTATTATTGAACTTGCTGAAGTTCTTGCAATCATACGTCCAGCAAAGAGACCTCTCTTAAACGAGAGTAAAGAAAAAATTAAAAAAGAAGTATGGGTAAAACCAACTGACGGTTCATATTATTTTAAGAAAGCACATGCGATTGCATATGCGGTAAGTATCGTGGTGCAACTTAATCTATTTTGCGAACAAGTTGAACAGAGCGCCTCTTAATTCTCTTTTGAATAATATTCGTTAAACTCGTTTCTGGACCCCATAATACTTCAGTATCTTTAGTATTCATATTTAGAATACAACCATTAAATGGTTCAATTTGAGACCTGAGAAACAGATTTATAGGAATCAATCTATTCGATTCCCACCACCATTGTTCACCAAGTTCTATAAAATGCTTTCTTGCTTCCGCAGTATCAAGCATTTCAAAGTTATACATTGATGTTATTGTCGTATCACTATTGATAATGATTCCAAGATATTCTGTATATTCTTTTTTATTGCCGTATTTAACGCAAGAGAAGAATGGATAGTTATCCTGTAGCCATTGTATTTTGTCTTCGTCTATCATAAAATATATTTATGCTTTCTGAAAATCATCTTCTGGAAGATAAATACATACATGATGAACTTTAACTTATACCAATATACACGAGACATAGAAGTTGTTATACAAGATGGTGATAACAATGCAACTATGACTCAATTCCTGGGGAATATGCCTATGTATGATACTACACACAAACTACACAAGGGTATTGATAATACTCTTAGATTTAAATTTAGAGACACAGACAGAAAGTCTGTAGACCTTACTGGAAAAACAGTTATATGGAAAATGTATGACCGAAACTCCAGAGAGAATGTTCTCTTTAGATATCTTACAATCACAAACGCAACAAAAGGTATGGCAACAGTTTCAATTCCAACATCAGATACAATCCTACTCCCAGAGGGATTCTATCAATTTGCGATGTATACAGTTGAAAATGGTGTAGAGCAGATTGTATATACAGATACAAATGACAATGCCCATGGCGTACTTGAAGTATTAGATGACGTTTATCCTACATTTTCTGATTCACAATCATCAAGCACTTTTTTTGATGATGGTACAAGAATGATATCAACGGTGTTTGACGGAGCAGGCGACACTATCAAGTCGAAGTCAATACATACATTTGCTGTTTACTATACAGGCTTTACAGGAGTTATAAAAATAGAAGGTGATTTGAGTGAACAAGCAAGTTCATCAGATAACGATTGGTTTGATTTGACTCCCAGACTTATGTATGACCCAAATATTACAATTAATAATGAAACAGGTGTTCAAGGATATGTTATCCAAGCAAATGTTAACTGGCTTAGAGTTACATACCCAAATACTGCAACTGGAACCATAGATAAGATATTAGTAAGAAACTAATATAATTTGACATAGGTCAAGTTTACCACTTGACTTTTGGTCTCCATTAATGTATTATAACTAGATGGAACTACAACAAACTGTTTATCAATTCATTCCCGGTAAGACAAGACAAAGTTCAGGCGGTTGGCTGAGTTTTAATTGTCCGTGCTGTATCGACCAAGGAGAATCTCGTGCCGATACGAGAATGAGAGGTGGATTAAAGAATGAGGGTGATTTGGTATCATATCATTGTTTTAATTGTGGTATTACAGCATCTCATAGAAAAGGTCAAGTCATAAACAAGAATTTTGTTAAGTTTATGAGATTACTTGGCGTTCCTGAAAGTGAGATAAAGAGACTACAGATTGAAAGTATCAGAGAAAAAGAATTATCAGAAGGACCATGGGTGTTCACATCAAAAACACAAACTACTAGAATCCCATCATTTCCTGGTATGAAATTGCCTGAAAACTCAGAATCACTTGACGATATACTAAATAGAGATGTCCCACCTGAGGGAGCGATAATGGCCGCGAAATATTTACTTGACCGTGGCGTATATGACTTTGTAGATACATATTGGAGTAGTGCATTTGGATTTAAGAATCGCATTATATTTCCATTCACACAAGGTGATAGAATTGTTGGTTATACAGGAAGAGATTATACAGAGAAATCTGAATCGAAATATATGACAAAGCAACCAAAGAATTTTTTATATGGTTCTGATAGGATTAAAGAAGATAAAGAATTTTTGATTGTAGTTGAAGGAACAATTGATGCGGCAGTATTAGATTGCGTTGCTATAATGAGTAATGAAGCATCACAGAATCAAATTGATTATATTAATCAGTTTAAAGGCGAAGTTATCGTATGTCCTGATAGAGATACCGCCGGTAAGAAGTTAGTCCATCAGGCACAAGAAAATGGTTGGAGTGTTTCATTTCCAACTTGGCAAGAACATATTAAAGATGCGGCAGATTCAGTAAAAGAATATGGAAAATTATATACTCTAAAATCGATTATTGATGGACGCATAAGTAATAGTACAAAGATAAGTGTAAAAACAAGATTAATGTAATTAGCGGGTGAACCAAACGACCGCACAAAAAAGCGTAGGAGCAATATTATAATGAAAAACGAAGAAATTAGAATTAACGTAATACCGGAACCAAAGGAAACCCCAACACCACCACCAATGCCACCAATGCCTGTGCCACCAACTCCACCTAAACAGCCTGGCGAATTTTTGAGAGAGAACGGTGTACTGCATATGGATAAAGAATTCAATCAGGAAAATTGTATGCCATTAGTTAAAATGATTATGGAATATAACTTGATGCCAGAAAAAGATGCACCAGAAATTATTCACTTATACATCAATTCGCCTGGTGGATATGTAGATAGTTGTATGCATCTTATTGATGTTATTAAACAATCACGCATTGCGGTTTATACTTACGGTATGGGTTCTATTGCATCTTGTGGTGTTATGCTTATGATGGCTGGTACTAAGGGACATAGGTATCTAACACAAAATACAGCAGTGATGTCACACGAATTTAGTGGCGGAACTAGAGGACAATACCATGATATGTTAGATGCTCAATCTCATATGGAATGGACAAATCAAAAATTACTTGAACATTATATGAAATGTACTGGAAAGAAAGAGAATTATATTCGTAAACATATGTTAGCCCCAAAGACTGACCATTGGTTAACTCCAGAAGAAGCAATCAAACACGGAATTGCTGATAAACTAATTGAAACATATTAGATGTTGACAAAGTGTCTAAAAACTTGTATAATAATATAAACTTTCCAGGAAATTAAATGTCAGAAGTCAAAAACTACTCACCCGACTTACAGAAATTGTTTGTTCAATTTATGTTGACGGACCCTCAGTTGTTTACTAGAGTAATGGGTATTATTGATAATAGACATTTTGATAGACCAACCCGTGATATTGTTGGTTATCTAATCAACTATAGTGAAGAATATTCAACTATGCCAACTGTTGAACAGATTAAAGCAGAAACTGGCCAAGACATTGAATTGCTAGAAGACATAGCAAAGCATAGTGACTGGTTTGTAGATGAGTTTGAAACATTCTGTAGACACAAAGCAATTGAACGAGCAATCGTTAATAGTGCTGACTTGCTTGAAGAAGGCAAATATGGTGAAGTAGAAACAACTATCAAAGAAGCAGTTCAGATTGGTTTGGCGAGGTCTTTGGGTACTGATTATTTTGATGACCCGAGAAAAAGACTTGAGATGCTCAAAGACAATAACGGACAAATCACTACCGGTTGGAAAGACTTAGATGATAAACTTTACGGTGGTATTAATCGAGGCGAAGTAACTATCTTTGCTGGTGGTTCTGGTTCTGGTAAATCTTTGTTTATGCAGAATATGTCATTGAACTGGGCAGAAGCCGGTATGAATGTTGTCTATCTTACTTTAGAATTGTCAGAAGAATTATCAGCAATGCGTATCGATGCGATGGCAACAGATAAGAGTACTAGACGTATCTTTAAAGAACTAGATGATGTTGAGTTGAAAGTGAAGACTATCGGTAAGAAATCTGGTATGCTTAGAATTAAGTATATGTCTTCAGGTTCGACAATCAATGATGTCCGTGCTTATCTAAAAGAACTCCAAATCGTTACAGGAAAAAATGTAGATTGTATTTGTATTGATTACTTAGACCTATTGATGCCTGCAACGAAGAAAGTTAATCCAGGTGACTTGTTCATCAAAGACAAGTATGTCACAGAAGAAATTCGTAACTTTGCGATGGAATCTCAAACAGTTGTAGTGACCGCCTCACAGTTAAATCGTTCAGCAGTAGAAGAAATTGAGTTTGACCACTCTCATATCGCTGGCGGTATCTCTAAAATTCAAACTGCTGATAATGTTATCGGCATCTTTACAAGTAACGCAATGAGAGAACGTGGTCAGTATCAACTCCAACTACTAAAAACAAGAAGTTCAAGTGGTGTTGGTTCTAAAATAAATCTAGTATTTGACAGAGATAGTCTTAGAATTAGTGATTCAGACTTAGAAGATGATGATTTAGCAGTAGGAACACAAGATGCGTCTAAGGTAACAGATATATTAAAGAGAAAGACAACTGTATCTAGTTCTGATAGTGATTCTGCTATCCCACCAGAGAAATCAGAATCTGCAATTAGCCTTCGTGCAATGGTTAAGTCTAAAAAGGCTACTCCATTTGATGATAATTGATAAATACTGTTAGGAGAATTATTTTATGACTAAGAAACCACGTAGAAGTCTATTTGAAGAATTAAACTCGATGGCGATTTCTAAAAATGAGCCAGAAAGATTTGTCGAACAAAAAGGCGAACATATCATTTCGGGTGCAATAAATCTGATTGAATTCATTCACCGTGAGTTCGATGATGCTGTTGCTGTGGACTTAACCAAGCGTCTTGTTAACAGCATTCGTACGGGTGACATGAGAAAATTCAAAAGAGGAATAACTCATGCGAAACGAAAAGATGAATCTTAATCAACAACTAGAAGAATTAAAAGTCTTGGCGGGTATCTATAAACCATACCAAATGGAAGATACAGCACAAGAGAATATTTCCTATACTGGTACAGAGAAATCTAAGTATCAAAAGAAACATAAAGTAGAACCAGGAACAAAAGAGTGGTTCAAGTTATGGTTTTCAAAACCTTATTTGACAGGTGAAAACCCATACGGCAAGGAATAATATGAAGGTTAGGGATATATTAGGCGCAGGCTTAGAGAGAAGATTTAGAGGTCCAAGAAAGCCTCGTAATAAGCAAGTTGGTTTTCATCAGAAGATGAAGAAACTTCTGGATAAAGC